CTTCTTCTTGTAGCTCCTTGCGACCTTGAAGTTAATGGTGTTCAGCTTTTTGCTTCAACTCCAGGAACTACTACAGGAACTGGTTTCAACGTCAAGGTAGTACCTCCTACTACCCCATCTGTTTACGCACGTTCTTACAACTACACCGCAACGTCAAAGCTTGTTTCAACTTTGTCAACTACTGACGGCACTACTTGGACAGGTACAACTTCTACGCCACATGGTCTAACCTCATCCTCAGTAGTTAAACTTGATGGCTTCTTCAATGCAGCTTTCAATCTACGTGATAAGGCAGTTGCTTCTGCATCCAGCACCACTACTTTCACCATTACTACGGCAGCTAACTACCAGCTTCCACTGATTGCTTCTAGCGGCCTATCTAATGCAAGTGGCATTTACACGTTTACTACGTCTAACGCACATGGCTTAAAGGTTGGCGATTACGTAACTACGGGTACCATCAGTGGTGCTACAACTGCTTACACAATCACTAACGCTGCTAAGGTTACTAGCGTTGTTAGCTCTACCCAATTTAAGGTAGATATTTCTAACGTACTTAGCGGTTCAGCTAACACAGTTGGTTCAGGCGCAATCACTGACCCATCGGGTGTGAAGGTATTCCCAACCTACACGTCACCTGTTGGTACTGGTATTGCTCAAACTGTAACTGCAGGTACTGTTGCAGCTCCTGTTCAGGATCAGCTTGCTGCTTCTGACCTCAATGTTGCTGCAGATTACACCCCTGCTCAAGCCAATGCTTTCTATGCATATGGCTACGAGCAGCTTGTTCCTGCAGGCGCTTCAACTGCTCAGTTCCCTGCAGCAGCATCGGCAAATGGTGGAGATCCACGCGTAAATAACGTTATCAAGGCAGGTTCACTTGTGTACTTGTCAGTAACTACCATCTCAACAGGTACTGCGCTTGCTGGTTTAGTTTACTCAGTTGAGTTCACAAAGAACTAATCTCGCTTAACCCACAAGAAGCCCTACCTAAGCGCTATAATGCTTGGGTAGGGCTTCTTTTTATAAGATTAAGGAAAATAATATGAAGTGCGATAATTGCGAAAATACTGCAGCATTTACGCTAGATGTTCCTTGGGGTTCAATCCAGCATTTTTGCGAGGGTTGCTTGCCAGGATCTGTGAAGTCACAGTTCGGACCAGAGTACTTAAAGCCAGCTACTATAGAACTTCCAGTCGAGGAAGTAGTTGAGACAGTGGCTGAGGAAGAATCAACCCCAGCTAAGAAGAAAAAGAGTGCAGTGGCTGAAGAGCCTGCCGTAGAAGTTGCAGATTCGGGCGCTGCTAATGTCTCGGATAACTAGAATACAAACTAAGCAGGGGCACCCATTACCTACTGTTGGTGGGTATGTTGGGCCGTTTTCCCCTGAGTTATATCGTACTCCCCCAGTAGTTGAGGAATACGAACAAATTAGCGGTAATGGGGGGCCAGAAATACCTGAGGGCGGTACTGCGCAAAATAACTTTCGTCCATTAAAATGGTATAAATGCCGTCTATGCGAAGAGTACGTAAATGAGAGAGAACTCTCAGAACACGTATGCCCAGACTATACCAGTCAATATGACGAAGGATACTGATGGAAAAGCCTTACAAGGAGTCTGACGACCATTTAGAGCACTTTACAAGTGAATGTGGTACTTTTGTACATGAGACTACTTGGACCGCTCAAATGGCCGGAAAACACTTCCTAAAGCATGAACATGTAGAAACTGACAATAATGAGACAGATCTTATGGATTTTCCTCTTTGGGATACTTTTTAGGAATAAATTATGCCAAGTTATGAAATTCCACCTCCTGGCAGTAAGGCTGCATACATTCGCGTACCTGAGCCGCCTAGAACTTGGACTCCTACATCTAAAAATACAACTAATAAAAATTTTAATCGCCCAAATGTAAAAGCGGCACGCTTTCAGCATGGAGGAGTTGCGGCTGAAATAGATGCATACAATGCTGGACTTAATATATCTTTTCCCGATATACCAGCAAATAAAGATCGATTTTCTGCGGAACAACAGCTTTTTGATTTAGCTGATAGGGCTGAGGTAGAATCTTTTGGTCCACAAAGACCTAGAAGTCAAAACTATGATCCAAGAATTGCGCCTGGTCAGCAGTACAATAATCTATCTGATATGCCTATTGACTATCTAGAAGATAGGCGTGGAGGTGTGTACAGCACCGGTGAACCGGTAAACACAATGTTTTCAAGTTTTGTAGATGACCCTGATTTAGTTGAAGATCCAACTACTTCTACAAACGTAAGTCGTCCTCGTACAGTGGCTGCTGCATATACTCCTGATGAACAAAAGCTAACAGTTGTATTTCTCGATAATACTTACTATAATTATTACGAAGTAACTATGGGAGAGTGGCAAAAATTTAAACAATCATACTCTAAAGGTGAGTACATCCTAAGTGATTTAAATGCTAAGCCAAGGGGTGTAGCCAGCTTAGGAGACGTACCAGAAGAACTATTAAAGCATTCGTTCCTTAGTACTAGACTTACTCAAATAGGTAGATTAACTAAATCTCATGCACATCAAGGTAAGTTTAAACCAGCACAGGCTATGAAGATTCCGAATAAACGAAACTTTAGTAAAATTGCGACGTACACTCCGCAATATCCTAATAGGCCTAGAGGAAGAAACGTACCTAAGCAATCACAAGTACACGCCCCTAGCTCTAAAACAGCAAGAGCTGCAGCGGCAAGGGCGGCCACGAGAAGAGGAATGTATGGCAAATGAACCAAGAGAGTTTATGAATTGCTACTGGCACGTACTAACGTATGGTAGTAAACCAAAGATTTTTATAGAAAAAGCTGAAACTCAAGAGATTGATGGCGACTATCGCTTTGGATCTGGTTGGGCTATTAGATTTCCATTTACCCGAAAAGCTATTGTAATTGGTAGATGGGTTACAAGTTTTGGCGAAAGTGAAGCTTTAACCTATGCAATTAGGGGGAGATCGATGGCTCCTGAGGAAGTAGACTGGAATCGTATTAGATTTGGGGCGGAAAATGTTGAAGCGGAACAAGCAAACTAAGCAAGAAAAAGAAAAGACTAAGCTTGAACAACGAGTTGCTAAAATGGCAACCGAAGACCTAATAAAATGGGTAGAACAAGCGTTATTTAGTATTGGTAAAAATCTTAATCATTGGACTAGGGACCGAGATATAGCGTTTCTTATTGAAAGCCATATTGGTGCGGAAGCGCTTCTAGCGGTCGTTAACGAATTGAAGAGTAGGCATAACGATGAATAATCCTGAAGAAGAAGAGTTTGATTCGCTGTATGCCCCAGGCGCTGAAGCGATTTATGAAGATGAGGAATATCACGTTCCCGAAGATGAATTAGATGAGCTCTCTAAAGAGTTTGTTATTCAACTAATTGATAAAATTATGATGTTCATGGAAGCTCTTGTCGGTTATGAATTACACCCTTATCAAAAGCCTTTAGCAAGAAGAATTATTGAATCTGTTATTATTAATGATGGCGAAGAAATTACAGCTCTTGCAGCCCGTCAGTCAGGTAAATCTGAGACTATTGCAAATACCGTTGCATCTCTAATGGTTATCCTCCCAAAACTAGCTAAGATTTACCCCGATCTTTTGGGTAAGTTTGGTGACGGTTTATGGGTAGGCATGTTTGCTCCAATTCAGTCTCAGGCAGAAACTTTGTTCAGCCGCCTTGTTAGTCGCTTAACTAGTGAGCGAGCTTTAGAGATTATGAATGACGTTGAGATTGACGATCAGCTGGGTAAAAATCCTGGGGTAACAAGAAACATTAAGCTTAAAAACAGTGGCTCTATTGCAATGATGATGACAGCCAACCCAAGAGCCAAGATTGAATCTAAGTCATTTCACATTATGATTATTGACGAGTGTCAGGAAGCTGACGACTTTGTAGTTGCTAAGTCAATCTCCCCGATGGGTGCTTACTACAACGCCACTATGGTTAAAACAGGAACACCTACAACTTCTAAAAATAACTTTTATCGCGCTATTCAGTTAAATAAAAGACGACAGACTGCTGGTCGCGGCGCAAAAAGAAACCATTTCCAATGGGATTGGCGAGACGTTGCTAAGTTCAACAATAACTACGAAAAGTTCATTAAGAAAGAAATGCTTCGCATTGGTGAAGACTCAGATGAATTCCAAATGTCGTACAACTGCCTAGTTCCCAGCACTAAGGTACTTACGGCGGATCTCCGCTATGTACCTATTGGTGACGTACAAGTAGGTGACAAACTTGTTGGGTTTGACGAGGAATCTCAAAAGAAAGGCGCTCATCGTAAGATTCGTGAGACAACAGTAACTAAAGTAACCCGTATCAATCGCCCTACTTACAAAATTACTCTAACTGACGGGACTAAGGTAGAGGCATCTGACGGCCACCTTTGGTTGGTTTCAACACCTGGCCGTAGAACTGTTTGGAAGCGTACCGACGAGCTAGGAATAGATGACCGTATCTTCAAGGTATTTGATGTTTGGGAGTCCGAGCACGACTATCGTACTGGGTATCTTGCAGCTGCTTTTGATGGCGAAGGCCACTTTAGTCGACAGTGCATGCTAGGGTTTTCTCAGCGCGAGAATGTTATGTTGGCGCAAGTACGTACGTACTTAAACGAGATGGGATTCAAGTACTGGGAACGACACGACACTGGGACAAATAATGATGTTACAGTTCTAAACCTATCTGGAGGACGCGCAGCTGTCTCTCGCTTCCTCGGACAAGTGCGCCCACAACGACTTCTTGAAAAAGTTGAGTTAGATGCTTTCGGTTCAATCGGCCGCCATGACTTTGTAGGACAGGATTTTGTACATCCCGGCATTATTAATGTTGAATTCGCAGGTGAACAGGAAGTTGTTGCATTAGAGACTACAACCCAGACTTTTATTGCTGAAGGGCTTGCCTCGCACAACTGCAAATGGTTGCTTGAGCGAGGTATGTT